CAATATCTGTACTCACAAAACCAGTTCTTGTTGTTTGTGTGGCAGAAAATATAGGTACATTATGTTCTACTGCAAGACCTCTTAACTCTTCAGCAATCGCCTTGATATAGAAGTAAGATGATATATTACCACCTTTAAATCTACTTGATGAACATATATTTAAATAGTCAATAAAAATAACATCTGGTTTAAATGATTTCTTTAAGGCAAGTTCATTAATCAAAGATTTAAAATGGCCTGTATGAGCAGACGCTGTAGGATATTCTTTGATGATTAACTTGCCTGTTGTCTTCTTATTCAATTGAGAAACTTTGTTATCATACAATTGTTTAGGCATATCATGTAGGTCATCCATAGTGACATTGAATAGATTAGCGTCTATTCTTTCTGCAATTCTTTCCTCTGCCATCTCTAATGTGATATATAATACATTTAGACCTTGGAGTAAATAACTAGCAGCTACATGACACATAAACAAAGATTTACCAACGCCTGTGCCGGCAAGAGCAATGTTCAAAGTTTTACTTGGAACACCACCTTTAGTAATCTTATTGAAATAATTTAGGTCAAACTGAAACTTCTTCTCTTTGGTATGATACCATTCAAATCTTTTATCTGCGTCTTCAACATAGTCGTGACCTACTGACTTGTCAAATGAAACGGCCAATGCCTCTGATAGAATATGTGGTATTGCCTCTGCCGTTTGTTTCTTATCTTTACCATCAAGAATAGTAATACCAGATAATACAGCATTGTGAACGGCACGGTCTTTACAAAACTTTTCTGTTGTGTCTAACAACCATTGTGGTTCGGCTTCTTCTTCACTTAAACCTACAACCATATGTCTTATGGCAGTATGTTCTTCTTCATTAATATCTTTTCTCTGATTAAGTTCTATGAGAATGGCGTCTTTAGTAGGATTGTTTTTGTACTTATCAACAAACTTATATATTTCGCCGTACAATAGTTTTTCAGTTCTATTTGTAAAGTAGTCTTCTTTGATGAAAGGTAAAACCTTTCTTGTGTAATCTTCATTGAAGAAGAGATTACTTAATATAGTTGCTTCAATTCTATTATTCACTTTCTATCGCCGTCCCATTTTTAATTTGTTCATCTAATACTTCTACAAGTATATCACCAATATAATCTATAAATGCCTGATTGTCAAGTATATCCTTATCATGTGGATTTCTTAATACAGTATAGTCAAATATTACAGGCAAGGTGCCATCTGGCTTTTCATCTTTGCCAAATCCTACTTTACCATACTTATAGATTATGTCTTTGTAATCGCCTTCGGTAAGTTTGATACAAGTTGTGTCTTCATGTTCGTTTTCTACGAACACAAATGGTCTACTCGTCTTCGTCTTGTCCGTAGGTAAATTTTTGTTTGCAATGTTCATCAATCTTATCCAATACCTCTTTTGTAAAATATTTTTCAGGCTCTGTGTTGATAGATTTACCAAATACTTTTGTGCCATCTGGCATTTCATATCTAGTAGATACTTTCTTAAACACACCACACTCTTCACCTAGTTCTAACAGACCATAATGTCTATCTAAACCTTGTTTGTATGATAGTCTTACATCAATTTGAGCATTCTCTTTTGTTATTCTGGACTTATAATTTTTACAATGTACAATATTACCAACTACTTCGGTACCTTCTTTTTCTTTTCGTTTACCTAGATAGATGATTGATGAAGCAGCGTACTTCAAACCTGAACCGCCACCCATTTCTTTTTGTGGGAACATAGAACCAATTACATCATATGTGTGATTGGTCATAATCATAGGAACACCTGCTTGACCTAGTTTTAAAGTCAATACACGGAAAGTAGATTTAACAATTTGTGACCTTGTCATATCTCTTGTCTCTTTACCAGCAGCCGTATCTTCCATTTCTTTTGTAGTAGATAACATACCTAAACTATCTAATACAAACATCATAGGTTTTCTACTACCCTCTGGTTGTTCTAAATATTTTTCAATGACTTTGATTGATTGTGTTCTAAATTCTTGTACTGTTGAAACTGGCATTACAACTATTCTACTACTATCTACACCACGACTTTCAATCATGTCTTTAGAAACTGCATTTTCACTCTCGAAGTAAATCACACCTGCTTCTTTGTCTTGTTCTAAAAAAGACTTAACAACACCTAATGCAAAGAATGTTTTACCTGTTGCAGCTTCACCGGCGATTGCCGTAATTCTACTGTTTGGCAGGCCACCATAAATGGAACCTGATAGAAGAGCATTGAATGAATACGAACCTGTGTCGATAAATCCACTCACATCTCCTCCGGCAACACCGTCTTTAGCCAATGTGGCGTATTCGTTGCCTGTTGTCTTAATAATATCTGTTAAAAAATTACTCATACTTTTTCACCTCACTTTTGTTATAATATACACTACTAGTTAGCTTTTGTCAATGGTGGAATGTTCAACATAATCCTTATCTGAAGGAATAGGTGTCATCTTCATATTATTATACCTGTCTAAAAAATAATGGTATTTTATTGATTTATAGTCGCCGTTTAACCTATGCAACTCTCTTATATAGTCTTCATGTGGAATGATACCGACATCAATACTAGTATTTTCTCTGAACCTAAACTGTAAAGTTCTAATATATTCCTTTTGGTAGACACTTTCACTTAAACCAATGGCGATATTGTCGTTATATTTTTTACAAACTTCACTCGTTAGAAGACCATGAAAATAAGCTATATGATTAAAGTTGGTTTCTGAAAACATTAAATATTCAGTTTGGCCATATATTCTTGCCATGTCCAATCCTGTCATAGGTCTTTCTTTCCATATTGTCATCATTGTTTTAAGTGTTTCTGGTCTAGGTAGTGTAGCACAATGTTTCCAGAAATCACTACTTCTATTTTCATTAATATAATGTAGAGCCACAAAATCTCTCATGTTGTCTAAAAGAATATCTGTACCTTTGTTATATTCTTCTCTATCGTAATCTGATAATTTACCATCAATTAAAAGGTGCATTAAAGAAAATGCTTGTTGAATAGATGAACCTATTGATGTTGCTTCTAATGGTTCTAAAAAATTACCTGATAGGCCTATTGCAACACAATTTTTAATTGCTACTTTATCTAATTTTCCTGGAGTAAATTTGATATGTTTACCAATTTCAACATCTTCTTTCATTAATTGACACACTTCATCATATGCCTGGTCTTTAGTAATAAAGTTTGTATCGTAAATATAACCATTACCAAATCTGCCATAAGTAGGTATTCTCCACTTCCAACCGGCCTTCATTGCTAATGCTTGTGTGTGCATTGGATAATAATCTAATTCTTTTGTAGGAAAAGCAATTGCTTCTTTTAGTGGTAACATATCACCATATGATACCCACTTAGCACCTAATGGTGTCATCAATACTCTTCTAAAACCTGTACTGTCAATCCAAAAATCTGATTTATAATTATCTTTCTCACCTTTTACCTCTGATATGCCTGTTTCATCTTGCATAACTTCAAGGACTTTATCATCTACAATTTCTATACCCCAATTGTTAGCCTGTTCAGTTAAATATTTGTTTAGTTCATTTGTATTAAAATGAAATTGAAAATAACCACCAGCTTCTTGTCTCTTTTGGTCTGGACCATAGTAATCAGCAATAACATTTTGATTTAATTCTGGTCCTATAAAATCTCTATTTGTCCAACCATCTCCCATAAATTTAGTAGCGATAAAATCTGACATACCTACTTTGTTAGTATAGTCACCAAAAATACTGTGAATGTAATCGCCACGATTTGGTGTCCAACCCTCAAACATAATACCAGATTTAATAGTACCTTTGGTCTTAATTAAACTGTTAGTTAAAGTATCGCCTATGAATTCTATAAAAGTTGCCCAATGTTCGGTTGAGCCTTCACCAACACCTATAATACCAATATCGTTTGGTACTATCATTTTTACATCTGCTTCTAATCTTACTTTTAAAATAAGAGCAGTTATAAGACCGGCAGTACCTCCGCCTACAATTGTTATTTGTGGTTTTGACATATATAATTTCCTTTATTTATCAT